CTTAAAAAGGAATTTGATGAGTATGAGAAAAACAAACTTATCAAAGAGAAATATGAATTAAGTGTTGAACGTTTCCAATTGATGATTGATGCGTTAAAAACCAAATTGGAAAGATACTCTGAAGTTCAGGATAAGATTATTGAAAACAATAAGACAGATGGATTGTTGATTAAAGCGGGGATTAGAATTGATGAACTTGAGGGTGAGAAGAAAACTATTGAAACTAGTATCTCAAACAATAAGTTTACAATGACTAATTTAACCACCAAGATGATTTCTAACTTGGAAACAATTAGAAAAATTGCTGAGGAGGCCGAGAGAGAAAGAATCTACAAAATCTATTTGGAAATCTTTGGTAAGAATGGTGTGACTAAACTTATAATGAAGACGATGATGCCATTGATTAATAGTGAACTTCAAAGATTGTTAGAGGATAGTTGTCACTTTAGATTAGAAGTTAAGATTAACGATAAGAATGAGGTTGACTTCCTTATGATAGACAACAACACTCAGGTTGAGAAACCGATGGCATCCGGTTCCGGGTATGAAAGAAGTATTGCTTCGCTAGCATTAAGAGCTGTATTGAGTAAGATATGTTCGTTACCACGTGCAAATGTGGTTGTATTCGATGAGGTCTTCGGAAAAATATCCAATGATAACTTAGAGATGGTATCGGAGTTTTTTAGTAAGATTAAAGAATACTTTGAGAAAATATTTGTTATCACACACAATCCCCTAGTCACCAATTGGGCTGATAATGTGGTAAGAATTAGAAAAGAAGAAAATATTAGTTATGTTTCCCAATAAAAGTTTGGGAAACATAATTTTTTTATTATCTTTGTAACATAATATATAACTTAAACGTATAACGTATGAATGGTTTAACCAAATACATTTTATTTGTCTTCACTAAGAATGACAACCCAAAAGAATTTACAGAACAAATTGCTGAAGAATTATGTGTTATTTCTGACACACCAAATCTTAATTTTTATTTCGGACCAGAATCGTCTGTATTCACAATCTCAACATTGGATTCCCATCAGGATGTGAAGGATTATGTTGATATGATTTTAGGTGTAGGTGATATTATGTATGTTTTACTACCTTACACATCTGACAACTTGTCATATGGGTTACCTAAAAAAATATCCGAACATCTTTTTAACGATGGGGTTAGTGACTTTATGACAGAAAACTCAAAACTTTCAGATAAAACTGAGTTTGAGGTACAAAAAATGATACAAGACCAAATCAAAGAAAGTTTTCTATTAAACCTTGAGGACTTTGATTGTGATAGTGATGAATGGTCCGATATTGATGAAATTAAAAATAAACAACGTAATCCATCTTTAGATGAATTATTAGATAAGATTAAAGAAAAAGGATTAACTTCGCTGACTGAAACAGAATTATTACACTTAAATAAATACGCAAATTAATATGAAAGAAAAAAGCTCAGGTATTCCAATTAATCAAGAAGAAATTAACTTGTATTTAAAGGACATTCGTAAAATTAAGGTAATGACTCCTGATAGAGAGAGAGAATTGTCTAAAATGATTAGTTCGGGAACATTAACCCCAAGAGAAGTTGAGGAAATAAATAAAGAAATTATTCAGGGAAATTTACGTTTTGTTATTACAGTTGCAAAACAATATCAAAACCAAGGATTACCTTTTCCTGACTTGATTAATGAGGGTAATTTAGGGTTGATGAAAGCAATTCAAAATTTTGATTGGTCTAAGAACCTTAGATTTATATCTTACGCTGTGTGGTGGGTTAAACAATCAATTCTTCAATCATTAAATGATAATGCGAGAACCATTCGATTACCGGTTAATGTTGTTCAGGATTTACATAGGGCTAAGAGAGAGATTGAATCCAACGGAGGTAAGTTAGAGGATAAGTTTCAAAACCTACCATCTATGATTGATTTGGATATGAGTATTAACGAAGATGGTGATACCCTTGTGGATATTATTAAAAATGACCAAGCGGAGATGCCGGATGAAATCTTTAATAGTAAAGACGAACTTAAGAAACAACTTGTTTCATTATTAAATGTTTTAGATGAAAGAGAGAAAGTCATTGTGGAGGACTATTACGGTCTTAGTGGGACACCAAGAACACTTGAAGACATTGGGGGTGATTTCAACTTAACAAAGGAACGAGTTAGACAAATCAAAGAGAAAGCCTTGAGGAAATTAAGGAATGATAGTTCAGTATTATATGAATATATGTAAAAAGTTTAGAACCTTCTATTTATTATAATAGAAGGTTTTTTACTTTTATGATAAACTTAAAACAAAAATTATGAAAGCAATATTAAATTTTATTGATACTTGGGGTATTAGAATAATGTTCTTCTTAGTAATTATTACATTTTTTAAAACTTGTGGTACAAACTCAAGAGTTCAGGGTGTTAACGATAGTGTTGATTCGTTATCCGTAAAACTTCGTAGAGAAATAAAGATTGAAGGTCTTAAATCTGAGAAAAGAACTATTCAAGCTTCTGATAGAAAAATATTAGATGTTAATAGACAAACTGAGATTGACCAAGAAATAAATAAAATATCAAATGATTAAGAAATTATGGGAATCTGTTAAGGAACACCCAAACAGAGCAATGTTCTTGGTTCCAATTCTATTGGTTGCCGTAATATCTATATCTCACGTAGTTTCTTGGTATAATATCACAAACCCGATTAGTTGGGCGATTTACTTGTCCATTGCTATTGAAATTGGTGCTATGACCGCATTGGTTGCAGCCACTAATAAAATAAAAGGTGGGGTTTGGGTAATGTTCGGATTAATAACTACGATTCAAATGATTGGTAATATTTTTTATTCATATAAACAAATTGATGCTACCGGGGAATTATTTAAATCGTGGGTTGAACTAACCGGACCAGTATGGGAAATGTTAGGTTCAAAGGCTAATGATGTGATAGCTATGAAAAGATGGTTAGCGTTTTTAGAAGGTGGGTTACTTCCAATTATTTCATTAACATCGTTACATTTTTTCACAAAATATGATGATGGAAAACAAGGTAATATTGAGGTAAAAGAGGTGATTAAAGAAGTTATTGTGGAAAAAGAGGTTATAAGAGAAGTAATCGTAGAGGTTCCGGTAATAGAAGAAGTGATTGTTGAAAAAATTGTCGAGGTTCCTGTTGAGGTTATTGTTGAAAAATATATTGAGTTACCCCAATTTGAATCTGAATCTATTGAAGAAGAAGATTACTTTGACGAATTAATTGAAAATGAATACGTTAGTCCGGGAATGGACACACACGAGCCACCACGTCCAAATAATAGATTAAGTTACGTTAAATCATAAAACATTATTCTATGTTTAAATGGAAATTATAAAATACGGTGACTTCAAACCGGTTGGAAAACAAAAGAAGAAACATCAAATCATACTTACACATACATCAAGGAACCTCAATGACTATCTTCAGTCATTGAAGTTTCGTTTTAATGGGGATTTTAAAAGAATTCCCAACTACATTATTACCCGAGATGGTAAAATTATACAATTATTGGGAGACACCGAACACTCGGAATACTTCAAGGACCCCAATATAAATCGAAATTCAATTATCGTATCGTTAGAAAATTTAGGGTGGTTACAAAAAGAACCGCTAACAGACCATTACATTAACTGGATTGGTGATATTTATAAAGGTAATGTATTTAAAAAGAAGTGGAGAGAATACTTTTTTTGGCAACCATACACAGAGATTCAGATTAAAAATCTTGGATTGATATGTAAGGTGTTGTTTGAAAGTGTTAATATTAAACCACAAATTATTGAACATAATACAAAAATAAATGGGGTTGAAAAATATTGTGGAATTGTTACTAAAAGTAATTTTAGTGTTGATTACACAGATGTTAGTCCGGCTTTTGAATTTAATGAACTTTTAAAAAATATAGGAAATGAGTAATTCACACGATGAAATTAAACGATTGTTAGATGCGTCTAGACGATTACTAGGTGCTAATGACCTTAATGAGGATATCCGTAAACAATATGGGTTATTAACAGAACAGGAGGATGATTTAATGGGTAATAATGTAACATCAAGAGTTAATGTTACTAACTCGGTTCAGGATAAAATTGACTACGATACTGCTGAAGACGATGGTGCCGATGAAGATGAATCTGAAGACGATAAAAAACAAACTTACAGAATTTCAGGTGGGTTATTAGTTTTACATGGAAAAGAACAAAGTGATTTAGAATTAACTACTGATGAAAAGATTGCTTTTCAAGAAACTATGGATGAATTTATTGCGGGTGTTTCTGATATGGTGGATTTTAATAAATTAAATGTATATACAAATAATGTTGAATGGTCGGGAAATCTGATAGAATTTAATATTGAATTTTTCTTTTCAATAGGGGAAGAAAATGGGGTTTACATTAATGGTGAGATGTTAAATATTAATGACGAATTTTTAAATTTGGTTAATCAATTAAAAGGTTATTACGAAAAGTTTAAATCAAAATGGGCGGGTGTTTTAGCGTCAAGAAAAAAAACAGTTAAAACAGAAAAATAATGGAAACAATTAAACAAAATATTCTTCCTTTAATTTTAATCGGTTTGGTTATTTATAGTATTTTTAACACTAATACAATTAAAACAGATGTTCAGGGTTATAAGGACAAAATAAATGGTATTCAAACAAAAGTTGATTCGATTCAAGTGATTAATAAACAAATTGATGATAAAGTTATTAAGGTAAATGAAAAAATTACTGAAGTGACTAATGAAGTTCATCATATTGATAATACAATAACAATAGTAAAAAATAATACAAATGAAAAAGTTAATAATGTTAATCGCATTGGTAATGTTGAGCTTGAACAGTTATTCTCAACAAGATACAACCAAAGTGGTGTTAACAACTAATATTGCAAGATTAGTTTATAAAGATTTGATAAGATATGATGGGTGTAAAGAAGAGTTAAGTTTAACTCAATTTAAATTATCTAAAGTTGAAGAAAGAGAATTTCATAAAGATACTATTATTAATTTATTAACAGAAAAAGATAAGAATAATCAATTTATTATTGGTAAAAAAGACGAACAATTAAGTTTATCTCAAGAATTATCTTCAAAATTAGAAAAAGAATTAAAAGGTCAAAATAGAAAATTATTTTTCTATAAAGTTTTATCTTTTATTTCATTAGTAACGGTAACATTTCTTATTTCAAAATAATATGGGATTAACAGCGACAGATAAAAAAGAAATTGAAACTTTAATACGTAAAGAGATTAAAGATTTTATGGGTAGTACTAATTTACAGCAATATGAAAATAAATTGATTGATACAATATCTAAAGAACTTAAAAGAGGTAAGCTTGAAGGTGATGTTAAAGATATTACATTAAGGATGTTCCGAGAATTTTATCAATTTATGTGGACTAATAGAAGTTATTGGGAATCAAGAATTAAAAACGCTTAATATGATAATAAATGAAAGTATTGGTTCTGATTTAAAAACCTCAATATCTGATGAGATGAGTAAATTAAATGTTATTTCTAATGGTGGAATGGAAGCGGCGATTGCTGCAAATGAATTTAAAAATGAAATACCTGAGAATAAAAAACTAAAAATAATTAAAAAACCAATGAATAAAGGTGTGACCAATAAATTGATAGGTAAAACTAAACTTAATAAACCGGTGGGAAAATTAACTTCGGGTCTACCTATAATGGGAGAAAATAAAAGTGGAAAAAAACAATTCCAAAAAGATTTACAAACAGACCAAGATTTTAAAAAGTTTAAAGAAAAAGATAATGAATTTGGTACGCCAAATGTAACTGTGTCTGACCCATTTATTAAAAAAACTAGATACGCTAGACCGGGTAAAGGTAAAGAAGAAACTAAAGAACAAGGTGCTAGTTCAGCTGGGTCATATTCCGGACCTTTATTTTCAACAACTAAAGGTGAAATGGAAGAAGATTGTTGGAAAGATTATGAACAAAAGGGAATGAAAAAAAAGGATAGTAAAATGGTTCCTAATTGTGTGAAAAAAAGTGAAGAAGGTGGTATTAAAAAAGTTGAAGCCACTGAATCTACAGGTTCAGGGTCGTCAGGTTCATATGAAACAACGTCTGCTTGGGCTAAATCAACGAAGAAAAAAGATTGGGGTGGTAAAAAGAAAACGCAAATTCCGGGAGGTAAATTTGTTCAAGTTAAGAAAAAATGTCAGAAATTCCCATATTGTAATCAAGGGGATATTAAAGCTTTAAAAATATTTGAGAATGAAAAAGTTAAAAACGCTATTCAAAATTTAAGTAAGAGACACAACATAAGTGAGAATGTTATTAAAACAATTATTGCTTATGAGTATGAAAATACATTCTCAAAGAAATAAAGTTAAAAATCAATATATTTATAATAAAAACTAAAAATGAAAAAAATAAATACAACTTATTTAGATAATTTAGTGTCTAAAATTCTAAAAGAAACGTTAGAAGAAAAGGCCGACACTCTTGTTTCCAAAATTAAAGGTAACGTTTGTGAGTGTGGAGGAACTATGTATGAAGGTGAATGTTCCGAATGTGGATATAAAAATGGTGATATGGATGAAGATATACACGATATTGAGGATATAAACAACAAGAACGAATTTGATTATGTTGGTGAAAGTGAAGAATTTGAGGGTGATGATGACTTTGAAGATGATAGTGAAAACACTAATGAAGATAGGGTAATAACTTGTAAAAAACATATTGAAATGTTTGGTAAAGATGATGAAGTTACTCAGAAACTTTGTGTTGGTGTAAATATAAATGAGTCATTAACAGGTCCTCAAAGAAGAAAAATAGATAAAAATAAAAACAATAGGATTGACGCTGAAGATTTCAAAATGTTGAGAAAAAAAGAAACTAAGGAAGGTAAAAACTTTATTCAAAAGGCGGATAGAGAAATTGAGAAAAAAGGTACTGATGGTTCATTTAAAAGATATTGTGGTGGTGAGGTAACTAAATCTTGTATTGATAAAGCTTTAGAAAGTGGTAGTTCATCATTAGTTAAAAAAGCTAACTTTGCTAAAAACATTAAAGGTTATAAAGGTGCTGACCATAAGAAAAAAGTTAAAGAATCTTATAAATTAACTGAAAATGAAATGGTTAGTTTAATTGAAAAAATTGTTTTAGAACAAAAATCTAAAGAAGTTAAAGACCCAACAGAAAAAAATAATATTAAAGGAATGGGGGGTTCTCCAAGAGGGTTGGAAGTTTATAAAAAGGCTCATAAAGGTTCTGGAAAAGAAAATGACGACTATATTAAAGATGTTACCAAAAAAATGAAAGATTACCTTAAAGATGGTTCTAAAACAGATTACGATATGAATCCTAAAATTTTTCCAAAAGGAAATGGTGAGTTAGAAAAGATGAAGAAAACAGCGTATGAAGTATCTAAAGATGGTGAAGAATTTATTGATGATTACTTGAGACCTGGTATGGAAACTTTAGATTATGATGAAATGCACCCCAATGAGGAGTGGATGAACGATAATATTGAAGGTTCTTCTAGAACAGGTAATAACCCTGAATGGGCGAATACTGGTGAATCCGGTGTAAATAAAAAAATAAATAAAACTCGTAAAAAAGGTGCATATATTAAAGCTAAAAGAGCTGCGTACAACAAAGCTCCTCAACCAGTTATAAGTGATAAACCAGGTCAAGAAACGGGGGGAGGATTAAAACTTAATACAGAAAGTGTTGATAAAAAACAAATACAAATTAATGAAGAGTTTGATAGAATAAAATCTTTAATGGGTTACAATCAAAAAACACAATAATTTACAAACAAATATTATAACTTATAATTTCTCCATAGACAAACTCTATGGAGAATTTTTTTAACTACATATCAAAACCTTTATTATCGGAAGATGTTAATCTTTGGTTCCGAAGTAATAATATAATTCCTGAGAAATTAGAATTGTATTCTGATTTTACTCATTCGCTCAATAATCTTATATTTAACACTTATTTAGGGGAAAGTGAGGTTAATGAAACTAAAATCGTTTTAAGTGAAGAAGATGATAGAAATCATTTTGAATGGTGTTGGAATAAAATTATTGATAATTTTAATAAAGAAAATATTAAATTTGATAAAAAAGGAGACCACTTTGATTACTTCGATTCATTTTTTGACGAAACATTTTATAATCAAAAAGATATTAAAGTGAAATCGTCAATAGGGTTTTTCTTTACTGACTTATTCAATGATAAAAAATCTTTCACAAAGTCAGATTTAGATATGATAACAACCATTTATAAGTTGTTAGATAAATATTTAAATCATTAAATACCCTATAGTATTTACTCTAGGGTAAAAAAAATTACTTTTACTATTATAAAATAAAAATTAAAACATTTTCAAATGGAGACATTAGAACAAATTAGACTAACGACAGAAGAATTAACTACAAATACTGCAAAATTTTTTGCTGGTAACGATAGTGCTGGTACAAGAGCTAGAAATTCGGCTCAAGATTTAAAAAAATTATCTGACACTTTAAGAAAAGAAATTTTGGCTGAAAGAAAAAGATTAAAAGAGGAGAAGAGTTCAAATAAATAATGAGTGATTTTAACACAATTTATTTATTTATATTCATCTTTTCAACATTAACTGTAGTAAAAACAGTTGGTAGAATAATAAGTTCCCTATTTTCGAATCCACCAAAAACAATTGTGTGGGGTAAATGGGAACTTATCCTTCTCGGGTTTGCAATTTCGTATTGCTTAACATTTATTATTAAAAATTAATTATGAGTTTATATAAAGAATTTTCATCTCTATTACCTTATTTACAATCTGTGAGAAAACTAGAAAACTATTTAAGTTTTGACGTTAGTTTTCCAACTACTTGGAAATTACCTAAAAAATATGTTGATGAAGAAAAAGTGATGGAACAAGGTAGTAAAGTTGAGAATCATAGATTTTTTTCTTTTGTGTCTGAAATCTCTGAAGAAAATGTTGGGATAATTTCTGATAATTTAAAAAATATAATTCGATACAATCTTGAATTAGAAGAAAAAGATAAATTATTTCAAAATAAAGTTAATGAATTAAAGTCCATTTTTGAAAAACAAAATTTAAATAATTTAAAAGATTTAAGTTTTGAAATGAACCCAAAAGTGACTAAAATAAAATTAGATGATGGGGAAGAAAGCGTTAAAGGAACTGGAGTTACTGAATAAAGATATTATTAAACGTGAAATTATTTTAAAGAGAGAAAAAGAAAATTTCATTAATAAAATTAAACAAATAAAAAAAGAAGATATTCTCCCAAAACCACCTGAAGAACCTAAAAAATTAACACTATGGCAGAAACTAATAAAAGTATTGATGGGATAATTGAAAAATTGGCACTTGTTGCTGATGGATTACAAACATTATTTCCGGATGGTGTTATGGCAATTGCCATGGAACTTAAATATGATGATTATAAAAAAGTTCAAAAAAATTTTAGAGATGTTGATAGAAATTTTAAACAATTTAAAATTGATATGTCTGGAGTGGAATTTATGTTTTTATTGAAGGATGGGTCGTTGTCTGACGTTGTAAGTAACTCTTAGAAAACCCATTTTCAATTAATAAATTATAAAGATATTTTCTTTGTGTGTTGGAATAATCTTTAACAAACATAGAATCAAATCGTTTTTGTTCCATAAATAATTCTGATATAACATCAATAAATCTACTTGAGTCATAATCATTTTTTAATGTGAATAAATAAAATTTATCATCATTCTGAACAACAATTTTATTATTTAGTTTTGACACTAATTTAAACCCGACTGGGTCTAAATATAACTTAATAAACTCTAACGAGTTTATTTTTTTATTTAGGGTTATGTCTAAAATAAATTCCTCAGTGTGATATGGTTTTATTCTTTTTATGGAAAATTCGTCATCATCTAAATTTACTTTTATATTTCGTCCTAGTTCATCTTTTAAAAATACAGGTAAAAAAGTACCTGAAGTTTTTTCAAGGATAGCTATTTCGTAATTAAATGAAAAACCATTTTCAAATTGTTTATTAAAAATAACCTCATCACTTTCTAATAATAAAGATTCGTAGAAATTATTTGCTCTATTTGAGGTCTTAAATTTCTTGATTATTTTCTTTTTTACTTTATTTTTGAATAGAACAATTAAATAATTCATAATGTATAATTTAACTTTAAATATAAAATAAGTAAAGAATGGAAGATTTTTATCAAATATTGGGTGTTGGCGAAAATGCGACACAGGACGAAATAAAAAAGTCATATAGAAAATTGGCGATAGAACACCATCCGGATAAAGGTGGTGATGAAAATAAGTTTAAAAAGATTTCAGAAGCCTATGATACGATAAGTGACGAAAATAAACGAAGTCAATACGATAACCAAAGAAGAAATCCTTTCGCTAATATGGGAGGTGGTGGATTTAATCCTTTTGAGGAAATGTTTAATCAAATGAATCATGCTCAAAGAAAACGAGCGGTCCCTGATAAAATAGTTGAAGTTATTGTTGGTGCTGTTGAATCATATAATGGAAGTGAAAAAACTATAACCTATAACCGAAATCATAATTGTGGTGGGTGTAATGGTAGTGGTGGGGAAAGAATGACTTGTTCTAATTGTGGTGGGCAAGGTGTTATTACCCAACAAATTGGTACGGGTTTATTTACTCAAATAATTAGACAGAGTTGTGGTGTTTGTGGTGGTAAAGGATTTTCTTATAAAACTACTTGTGGGACTTGTCACGGTAGTACAACAACGTCTAATGTTGAGACAATATCGATTAAATTACCGAATGGGATTGATGAGGGTCAATTTTTAAGAGTTCAAGAAAAAGGTGATTTTAAGGATGGTATGTATGGTAATTTAGTGGTTAAAGTTAAAATTGTTCCTGAAAATAATTTTGAAAAATCGATGGATGATTTAATTTATAACTCTTATTTTGATTTAAATTCTTTAAAAGAGGATACAGTTAAAGTTCCTCACCCATTAGGAAACATTTCAATTAAATTACCGGAAGAGTTTGATACTTCAAAACCATTAAGAGTTAAAGGTAAGGGGTACCATGGTAAAGGTGATTTATATATAAAACTATTTGTAAGATTTAAAAGATAACCCCAATAAAAGGGGTTATTTTTTTTTAAGGTATAATATTAATTAGTTCTCCTATTATTTTAACTGTTCCATATATTGATGAGAATAGTATATAAAATGATGCGGATAGCATAACCCACTGTCCTTTGGTCAAACCTTTTTGTTTACAGGTTTCACATTCTTTTTCAGGTTGTTCTGATTGTTCGGGTCCGATATCGATGATATCTTTTTCGTCTATAATTTGACTTTCAACTTGTTCCATATTTTTTAAATTTTGATTTAAAATAAATATAGTGTTTTTTTTTTAAAAGAGAAACTTGCTTTTTCACTTTTTATTTCTTATACTTTAAAAAAAAGTAAAAATATGATAAGTTATATTGGTGGTAAGAGTAAAATGCAAACATTCATAATTCCGTTCATCCCAAAGGATGTTGAAAACTTCGTTGAGGTTTTTGGTGGGATGATGTGGGTGTTTTTTGGTATGAAATTAGAAGATTATCCAAATCTAAAAAAAATAGTGTATAATGATTTTAATCCTCTGAATCATAATCTATTTCGTTGTGTCATTAATCATCAAAGATTATTGGAAGAGTGTGAGAAATTGATAGTACAGGAGAAAGATGTTGTTCCGACAAGTCCAATCTGTGGTGAGAATTTTTATTTATTTCAGAATGAAATTTACTCAGATGATTTAGAATTTGATGAACCTGATTATGAGATTGCGGCAAAATATGTTTATGTTTTAACACAAGTGTTCTCAGGGGCTAACCCATCCAAATCAAAATTTATTGATTTAAAAGGTAAGTACCATTCAAAATTCACATCGTTTAAAAATAAATTAAAGAAACCGGAATGGCAAAAATTATTTGAAAACATTACTCACGTGGAGAATATGGATTTCCAAGAGGTGATTGAAAAGTATGATGGAACAACAACTTATTTTTATGTTGACCCCCCATATTATATTGTTGGTGAAGGGAGTTATTATTCAAAACATGATTTTGGAAGAGAAGACCACGAGAGATTGGCGGATTGTTTAAAAGGTATTCAAGGTAAGTTCTCTTTATCTTATTATGATTTCCCCCAATTACACGATTGGTTCCCGGAAACAGAATTTGTGTGGGAAAGAAAACTATTTGCAAAGGCTGCTGCAGCAAAGAAAGGTAAAACTCAAAATATGGGTGAGGAATTACTTATTATGAATTATTAAAAATGATTTGGATATTAAAAAAATAGTATTATCTTTGTACTCTCAAATAAAAGTAAATAACATTTATTGAATTATTTACAAAAAACAAATATTTATAATAAAAAACAATTAAAATGAAGATTACAAAAGTTTTATCAAAATTAATTACTGAAGATGCTCGTTTTCAGGTATTGTATAAAAAATATGTATTGCCTAGTGGTGATAGAAAAAAAGGTATATTACCTTTTGAGATTGTTAAAAGTATAGTTTTTGCTGACCCAACAACAAGAGTTCCTCAAAATTATGATATTGATGGAGCCTCAATTGAGGATATGACAAGTGATTCTATTAAAGTTGGTAAATATACTCAATGGATGTTGAATATATTTGTTAAACCACATTTAACAAGTGAAGATGGTGAACCTATTGAGGTTGGTACTGAGGTATATAAAAGAGATGCTACTGAATACAGACGACATTTTATGGAAGATTTACCTCAATTCAAAGATTTATTAACAAAATACGAAAGATTTAAGGGTAGTTTGGTTGATTCGTCTAAGAAAGATATTAACACTATTAAATCATTCCCTGAATTATCTCAATTACAGGTTAAAGTTGGTAATGATACAGTTGATTTGGGTGCGTATCGAGGTAAAAAAGTTAAAAAAGAGGTGGGTGCTGATGCTAAAACAAACTTTAATTTCCCTGGTTCTGAAATTTTAAAAGTTGGTACGGATTATACTTTAATTAGAATTTCGGATAAAGGTGATTTAGGTTCTAAGGCGGCGTCTTATTTTGGTGGGTATAGTGGTGGTCTTGATAGAGGAGAAAGTAATTGGTGTACAGCGGCTGAAGGTAGTTCTCATTCCCATGGATATAGACAAAATGGTCCGTTATATATCTTCATGGCTAATGATGATAAAGGTCAGGTGGGTCAAGTTACGGGGTTACCAACAGAAAGATATCAAATACACTTTCCAAGTAATCAATTTAAGAGTCGTGACCAATATTCTGCTGGAGGTAATGTTCCAATTGTTGAATGGTTAAATGGTAAATGGGGTGAATTCAAAGAATTGTTAAAACCTGAATTTGCTGCTGGGTTTGTTAAACAAAATATTGGTGGTGGTGGAGATAAAGTTGATATTAAATATCCTGATTCCGCAACAGGTAAATTCATTGCTTTATATGGTTTTGATGAGTTATTTAATGTATTACCTGATTCAATTGTTGAATTGAATGTTATTAATACATCTAATGAACCTATTAATCTCACAATACCTGAATCTATTAGTCGTTTCAAAAACATAAAATCAATTTTATTTGATAATGTGATTAGTGAATTACCTGATTCAATATGTGAGTTAAAAAATCTATATTTTCTTGCTTTACCAAATAATAAAAATTTAAAATCAATTCCGGATTGTGTTATGACATCTTTTCCGAATCTTGTAATTATTAACTTAGTTGGTAGTAACCCAAATGTTAAAATTCCTGAAAAAATGAAAGACCATTTCTTTGAGAATATGATGTATTATTTTGAAGAATAAATAAAAAAAAACTATTATGAAAAATGTTGACGTTGAAATCTACATTAATCAATTTATAACTTTCTTTAATAACAACCCCAATGACTTAATTGAGTTAATTGGGGATGTTTTAAAGGACGACTTCTACGACAGAGTAAAACAACAATCATTAGATAATATTGAGAAAGGTGAGGATGTTTCCTTAACTCAAAAACAAATTATATCTATTGTTGTGGCTCTTAAACAATCTCAAAATGATGAGGTTGATATGGATAAAATCAAATCCATAATTTATCACACACAATTTGCTCATTTTTCCCTTAATTAATTTGTATATTCAAATTTAATATCTTACTTTTGTGGTTCAAAATAAACCTGATGAAAGAAGAATTATTTAATTATACCGTAAAGAAATATCAAGTATCGGAATACTTGGATACCAATCCTATTCGACCTCTTAAAAAAGAGGTTCAGGATGATTTTTGGGGGGTAATTGAAACTACTATGAGTTCAACTAAAAACTCAAGTTATACGCCTTGGGGTGACTTTACCTTTAAAGAGGATTACGATACAGAAGAAAAATTTGTGGAACATTACGGAAACCCACTTGCTCAATTATATTTGAGTAGGGCGATTATCTGTGTGACTAAAGAGAATGATAAAGTTTCCTTCAAGATATTTGATTATAGTAAAACAAGACGTGTTGCTGGTAAATGGTTTAAATTAAGAACTAAATGTCAATTCATCACATTCAACTATAAAACAAATGCGTTATACACAGGTTCATTACAGAATTATCATTTAAAAACAAAATGTCGTAAAAAAATTAGAAGAGTTCTTTTCAATAGTGACCCTATTAATAATATGAGACGATATTTGAGAGAATCATTCAATTCAATAGTTGATAAAAATAAAGTTGATATCCCAACAATAGTTAATCAGGTAATCTCAACCTTTGTTAATGCCATTCCCGGAACTGAACTATATTCTGACTTACTTCCTGAACAAAGAATCTATAAAAGATATTTGGACGCTCAAGGAATTAAAACCCCAAACAATTGGTTTGAACTTATGAATACCTATCCCCAACCAAAGAAGAAAGATTTGGTGAAGTGTGAGTATAAATATATTGACGCTCTAATGAGGGTTCATAATTTAAAGGGGGATAAAGTTAAAAGGGTATTACATAACGTTAAATCATTTGAGGGTGTAAATAATTTTACCAATGCTTGTTCAATATTTGGAGATAAGTTTATTTTAAATCAACCGGACGAGTTTGTTCAATTGTTACTGGAGAAGTCTCAACCCGGATTTCATAATAATATTGGAAAAGGATTGTTAACCAAAAAAGAATTCTCTAATTTCTTTGAAATATATAAATTATTTCAAAAAGGATTAGTTAATAATAATGTGATTGAAGACCACTTTAGATTTTATCGTTTATTGGACGAAATGGAACCGGTTAAATGGACTTCAAGGACTCACGATGAGTTTGTTCAAGAACATTATGATTGGTCGGAAAAATATAACCATTACACAAACGGAGATTTCAATAGAATTTACAACCGAGGGTTTGTAGATAAAATAAATGAGGTTATCTTAACCAAAGATGGTCCATATTTCCCGGAGGTGTTAACAACATCCAAACGATATAACAACGAGTCGTTCTTCCAAAACAATTGTGTTAAGACATATGTTAAACGTGTGGGTTCTGTGTTGATATCACTAAGACGTGGTGAGGCAGAAACTGAAGAAAGAGCGTCAATTGAAATTGAAGTAACTCCGCTTGTGTGGCCGGATGAAATGTATTTTAATTTAAGACGAGTTCAAACCTTGGGAAAACGTAACAGTAGGTTAGATAATAGTTGGGATGATGTTTTGGGTAAATTAGATGATAGAATTGAATATATTGTTCGTGAGAAATTGTTTGATACATTACAGATTGATGGTGAATTTGGGGGGAGAAAAATTTTCTCAGATTACGAAATTAAAGAGTATGACAGAACCGGATACAATACGGGTGTAACAAATATCAAAAAAGGTGTTTATTTAGGGTGGAAAAACGATTCAATTATGAAATTAAATTCATATAATTATAATGTTGTTCCGATAGAGAATGATGAAAACTTATTTGATTATTAATATGAAAGAAATACCACAACATTGCGTAGATACCTTTAAAGAAAGATTTGGGGTTCACCCTAGTTTAGTTGAATATTCTACGGTATTGAATAAAACTGATGTTGATTCATTATTAAGTAAATCACACTTAATTTGGTATCAAGATTTTATTGATGATAATAAAAATGTTGTTCCAAGACATAAGTTATACGAATATGATTCAACCGGGGTTTTAATATATATAAAATATGTTGGAAAGATATTTATTTTGACAAAGGTGGATAAAAAAAATGTGGTGGATTATACACTACAACAATTAAAACGATTAACAACAAAAAAAATTTAAGAATGGAAATTACAACAGAAGAGTTAAAACAAAAAATTGAAAATGGGGATAAATTAATAATTGATTTTTGGGGGGTTCATTGTGGTCCATGCAAAGTTATGAAACCTATTTTTGATAAAGTATCCGAAGAAATGAGAGGTAAAAATTCAGAAGTTCAACTTTATACTATGGATGTTGCAAACAATAGAGATTATGCGGTTGAATTAGGTATTCGTGCTGTCCCCACCGTTAAATCATTCTCAGGTGGTAAAGAAGTTTATTCTCAACCGGGAATGCAAATGGAAGGACAGATTAAACAATTGGTAACTAATTTAATCAATGGATAAGTTAGTAATACTTTTCACGATGAAAGGTTGTCCCCACTGTGAAACAATGAAGAACCAATTAACGGAATCAAATATTCCATTTGAAGTTAGAGATATTAACGAACACGAAGATGAATATGAGATGTTTGTTGAAATCACCGAGAATGAATTTGTTCCGGCATTTATGGTGGTTGAATCACCGGACACAGATGACCACAAGAGTTATTTATACGCTCCGGATAGAGATTACAACGAGATTGAAGAAGGTGTTGAAATTATTAAAGAACATTTTAGAGTATAAAAAAATCCCCATTTTATTGGGGATTTTTTATTTAAAATAGTATCAGGTCTTTTATCTTATCTCTAATAAGCCAAGGTTTCTCATCAAATGGTTTAGTGATATCATCGATGATATTATAACCTTTAATCATATCATTAAATTTTAACATATCAAAATCAAACACATCCAATATCATAGAAATAACATCTTTTCGTGGGAATAAACTCATTGAATGAATATCTATTTGGTTATCCTCGTCTTGTTTAACGGACGAATATTTAAAAGTTAACCTGTTAGTTAGTATTACATCAAATAATTGATTACAGATGTATTCTGAGTAATACATCTCTTGTCTTCCCATACTCAAACTATATCCGTGTGGGAACTCTGATGAGATGTTTAATGGTGAGTAGATGTAATACTCTAAATTACTTGTATCGTCTTCAGAATAGTCTAATTCATATTCTAATCGGGAGGTGTAAGAAATGGAGTTGAATTTAGGTTGGGGTGACTCAATAATAGAGTTAATTAATGTGTGATGGTAAATAGGTCTTATTGAATTATAAAAATCAAAAGTATAATCGGTCTTCTTAGATAATTCTTTACCATACATTATTAGGTCAATCACATTAACATTCTCATAACCAAAATTAGTTAATAATGATTTATGGGATTCAAGGAAAGATTCTTTTACTTTAACCATATCCAAAATCTTATCAGTGTTGGTCATCCCATTAATCACAAAGAATTTACCACAATCGGTTACTTCAATAACAACATCATATTGTTTATCTTTATTTATTTGATTGACGATGTAGTCGGAGAATAAATTAACCAATCCTCTGTTTGAGTTTTCATTTATGTATTTCATATTTTTAAATTATACGAAATTATATAGAAATTAATTTTAATTATAAATGAAAAAAGGGAACTAAATTGTTCCCTCTAATTTTTTACCCCAAACGTTTAGTAATTACTTTTTGTAATATCGTTCAACCACTTTACGAATTGACTCTTGAATAGGTTGTGAAGTCGGTTGACTTTGACCTGTTTGAGTATTCGTTTGTGGTGGTGGAGGAGTCTGATTTCCTTGATTTTTGCATCCGCAAGCCATAATTAAATTATTTTAAGTTTAGTTTATTATTTCAAAGTTATGTTTATAACAAGTTTTACGAATTGACCCATTATTACCATTATTAACTTTTTTTCCTCTTAATGAATTTGAAAGTTTCATTCTAACATTTCTTGGGCTACCTTTAGTAAATCCATTCTGAATTAAATAATCAGCCCCATCAACTAAAGAATCAAATATAAATTCTTGATTGGTTTCAATATTTGTTAATGAAAATGTTTTAATATTTCCATTTTTCTGTAAATTATATTTAGATAATTTAATTTTAACCTCATTATTAAAAGTATTTCGTCTAAATTCATTTACTGTTGCTAAATTATAACCAAATGATAAATTGTTTGAATTGTATTTGTTAATATAAAAATTTTCTTTAACAATTAATTCTTCAAAAGAACAAATTTCTATTATATCAAATAAAAATGTGTCTTTACCATATTTGTTATAAGAATTTTGTAAATATTCATTATCGTGAATATTTTTACGTAACATCCAAAAATGTTTTTTTTCTCTATTTTTTAAATTTACGGAACTACCAATATAAATTTTATTGTCTTTAACATTTAATATTTTATATATTCCACAATTCATACTACTAATAAATATCAATAATAATGATAATAAGTAAATAAATTTTGTATCTTAGCTGATATTTATTGTTATGAGAAGAAAATTGAGACTTACGGAATCCGAATTATATAAAGTTATTAAACGAATCGTTGAGCAAACTGAGGATGAATATTATAAAATATCTCCTGAGGAATACTTGAATATAATGAAATATGCTAGTAATAATGGTAATATATTCAGAAAAATGAAACAATATGGTGGAAAACCATTATATGTTACGGGAGATTTAAATTTAAGTGGTACGAATGTTAAAGATATTGGACCGATTGCTTATGTCGATGGTAAATTGGATATTAGTCAAACTAATGTGTCTAATATTGGTGATTTAAAGGCTAAATCATATATTAGTGATTACGGTTCTCCTCGTGAAAGAATTAGAGATAGACAAGAACTTTTGGGTAAAAAGGCTGAGATGGATTCTAAAAGGGAAGATGATGAGTGGAACTTTCAAAATCAAGATGATGATGGGTTGAAAGCTATGGCTTTATTAGAATGGCTTGAGGGTAATGGTGATATTAAAGTATTGGATGATAGTCAAAAAGAAGAGTTAAGAATATTAACTCAACAATTAGATGAGCTTAATGCTCGCTATGATGATGAAGATAGAGATGGCGACCCAGATGAGAATGTTGAAATATTAAATCAAATTGAGGAGGTTGAAGAAAAAGTTGGTGAATTAACCGAAGATGTTGCGGATATATATGATATATACCCAACAGGGTATGAACATTATGGTTTAACCACATTTGAAGTTTTAGTGGGTGGATTTAAAGATAGGTCATATAGTGTTGGTATTGAAGAAGAAATGGAAAAAGCGGCATTAGAATATGCGGAATCAATAATAGATGAGAACGGAGTTCAAGGATTCAGACAAGAATTTCTTCAGAATTATTTAGATGAAAATGCGATTATTGAATTTGCTAGAGAAGATTATGAATACACAGTTAGGGATAGTCCTGATAGTTACTTTAATGATAATGATTTTGAATTGACTCCGGAGCAAGAAGAAAGAATATCTCAAATTGAATCACAAATTGAAGATTTAGAAGAACAACAAAAAGAATTAGATTCTGACGATGAGAATTATTATGATTATGAAGAAGATATACAAAATCAAATTGACGCTCTTCAAGAAGAATTAGATAATATTGAGGTTGATACTGAACCAACAGAAGATATGATAGATAATAAGGTTGAGGAATTGGTTCGATACGTTAAAAGAGACCCATTAGATTATCTAATTGAATATGGAATGGAAATTAAAGAATTTGTTGATACTGATGCTTTGGCTCAAGGATTAGTTGATGCTGATGGTTGGGGTATGATAAGTAGTTACGATGGTAATTATGATAGTGTTAATATCGCCGGTGAGACATATTACGTAATGAGAATTAGTTAAAACTATTCCTTTTTCCAATTTTTTCCTGTATATTTTAAGTAATATAATATGGGAATGAAACAGAAAAATAAATTTATAATGGATACCGATTGGTTGTTTGACGGTATTCTCGATGCTGAACAAAAACAATATGTATTGTTAGATTACTTCCAAAAGATGAATAAACATCTTGAAAGAATGGAGGTTTACCCAATGTTTATTGAACTTTCATTACATTTAGGTAACATACAGACCTTACTTACACAAAATAAAATTTTATATGTTGATAAAAAATTAACCTCCAATGATGATGAACTAGTATTGTCTGATTTGAAGGTTAAAGATATTCCCGTTTTAGATGATGAGGAAGTAATTGAGTATCACAAAATTTTAAAAAGTAGTCAGCCACAACTGCACGACTATTTCAATTTCGCAAAATCAATTTGGAGTATTGTATATGATTCAATTGATGTTGTGGTAAAGAAAAATAAAAACAATTTACAGAGTAAATCGGGGTTTTTTTCTTATAAAACCTCGGATAATTTATATATTTGGCAATATACGACAAGAAAAATATATAAAACCAAAGGACAAACAAAAACATCTTTAAAATTAATCTACAAAGGACAGAAAGATAATTTGACTATCCCGGAAATTATCTCTACTTTTTCAAAAACATATGAAAAAAACAACGAGTCAGATTACCCAATCTTTGAGGTGTTTTGTAATGATGTATTTCCGTTAGAACAAACATTAATACCAATTTTTAAACGAAAAATATTATCATATGTTAATCAGAATATTAAAATAACTAGAAAACTATTATCATAATGGACAAAAAACAGATTAAAATCTTAATGGATAAGTTACGACAACCAATCCACATCAGTTACATCTCTAAATATATTCTTAGAGAGAATATGGATAAAACCAAACAACAATTAGATACTTTAATATCTGAGGGTTATGTTAAGGAAAGTAAATTAAGTGAAGGGTTCTATGTGGCTATCTAAAAAAACATATCATATAGGTGATGGTTGTCGTCAAACTGTTATTAAATTCTTTAATAACGATATTCTATTTAGTACATCACCATCTGGATGGTTTATTAAATTTAATAGTGGGGTTGGAATTAATGTCACAACAAAACCATTATTCTCTGTGAGAAATGGTTATAAAAAATCCCTTAAATTGGGTAAATATTATTTAGTAAAATTATGAGTGATATCACAAATGAAGTTTTTAAAACAATTGAACCGTTAAAAGAAAATAGGTTTCTTATTAATGTTAATGATGAAGTTAACATTCCGGAATATTTGTTCCGTAAATTCCATATTGAAAATATTGGAGAAGATTTTATTTTCACAACAGAAATTTATCAAACCGTACAATATACATTTAATCCTGTGGATTTAACCAAGATTACGACTATTGTTCTTAAATTTTTAGGTCCGGTAGGTGATTTAGTTGGTGGGTTACATATGTTAGTTAAGGGTTCTAATATGGAAATGATTGGAGATTATGGTAGTGATGAATTATTAAATGTTAGATTTAGATTTGTTGTTAAACCGAACGATATTAACCTATTATGTCAAGATATTAAGAAAGATGAATAAAGAAATGGTAAACCACCCGGAACATTACGGTGGACAAGATAACCCATATGAGGTTGTAAAAGTGTGTGAGGCTTGGAATCTTGACGCGGATGCTTACATTTTCAACGTAGTTAAATATGTTGCGAGAGCGGGATTAAAAGATTCGGATAAAGAAATACAAGATTTAAAGAAAGCGTTGTGGTATTTGAATCGTAAAATTGAACGATTAGAAAATGGAAATTAATAAAGAGTATTTAGAAATTTTATTAGGAAAAGAAATTTTAGATTTCAAAGTGGGGATTACTAAAAATAAGATTACTGAGGTTAAAGTTATTCCTAAATCAAAGGTTCAAGAGATTGAAGTGATGATTTATGTTAATAATGAAAGAATAGATGAGAATGTTGATTGATATTGATGAATACGCGGAAGGTGCGGTCCTATTGGATGGTTTAGAGGATGCTATCATAGGTATTGTTGAGGACTTTGGTTCTCCGGGAAGGAAAATGTTATATTCCAAACCAAGAATATTAAAAATCCTACAAGAAAGAGACCTAATGACTTATGGTGAAGCGGAAGAGTTTTACGATTATAATATATTAGGGTTACACGCAGGTGAGCAGAACGCAGTATTTTTAGATTTAGAGATTACACCAATAAAAAAAGAAGATGGTTGGGAATATAAATTAACAGAGTAATATGATAGAGACAGGAAAGATAATTAATGGTGATTGTGTTGAGGTTATGAAAACATTTCCTGAAGGGTGTGTGGATTTAATTTGTACTAGTCCCCCATATTCAGTTAACATCAAATATGATGTTTATGACGATACTATTCCCATGGACGAGTATTGGGATTTTACGACTAAATGGCTAACGGAAGCTTACAGGGTATTAAAAGATGATGGTAGAGTTGCGATTAATGTTCCGATAGAGACTAATGTCCAAGAGAGGGGTGGTAGAATATTATTCAATGCGGAATTTTGGATGAAGATGAAAGAAGTTGGGTTTAAGTTTTTTGGTATGATTGATTTAAATGAAGATAGTCCTCATAGAGTTAGACAAACTGCGTGGGGTTCTTGGATGTCAGCATCCAGTCCCTACTTATACAATCCAAAAGAATGTGTTATATTGGCTTATAAGAAAACTAGTAAAAAACTAACTAAAGGTGAGTCACAATGGAAAGGTACCCCAACGGAAATAATTACAGAAGAGGGGAAAGTTAAAAACAAGATGGTTTATAAGGATGAGGATAAAAAAGAATTTATGAATTTGGTTTTTGCTAGATGGGATTATTTTTCAGATACTAAATCATTAACTAAGGCTACATTTAGCTTAGATATCCCATCAAAGGCAATTAAGATATTATCATATAAGAACGATATTGTTCTTGACCCCTTCATGGGTAGCGGGACTTCGGCGGTCGCGGCGGAAATGTTACAAAGACGATGGATTGGAATTGAGTTGTCTCCGGATTACACGGAGATTGCACGTAAAAGAGTTCAGTCGTTAATTGATGAGAGAAAACAATTAGAATTAGAATTAAAAGAGGTTTAACAACCTCTTTTTTAATTTCAGTATATTTATAACTAAAACAAATACTATGTCAAAAAGATTTATAATTTCAGAAGATGAAAAAAGAGATATCCGTTCAAGATACGGATTGGTTAATGAACAAAATGAAAGTCCTGAACTTAAAAAGGGGATTCAATGTTTTCTTAATAAAAAAGGGTTTAGAGACGATAAGAATCAACCATTAAAGATTGATGGGTTATTAGCTGGTAAAACAGCAGCGGCTTTAAGTAAATATCAATCTAAGATTGGTGTGTCTCCGGCTGATGGTGTTTGGGGTCCAATGACTCAAAATAAAATGCCGGATAGTGACGTTCAAATTTTTAAACAATGTGTTTCTGATGAAGGTAGTTTTATCGATAAAGGGTTACATATGTTTGGATTAGATTAATCTAAGTGATTAATATTGTCTCCGGACTTAATTCCTAATTTTTTACAGGTACCACCTTGAAGTTCAAGTATCATATCACCTTCACCACAATAGTTTCCACAATCTTTGGTTTTACAAGGGGGACAGTTGTGGTGAATTTTTGTTATAACATCATCTTCAATAAAGATTATATCGAGATTTGTTATACAATTCTTCATCCAAAAACAATGTTGTCCTTCGGACATAATAAATAACATACCATTAAAGGTATCGTCAAATCGTTTGTTCATCATACCTTGACTTGTGTCTTTGGATGATATTACAGTTTTGACTTTGAATTTATTTTTGTTTATAGTTAATTCCATATACATATAAATACACAAAAAAATATAAAATGAAAGATATAAATACATTTGCTGGTGTAATTGTTAAATCGGGTGATGAGGTTTTATTAGGTAAAAGGAATAAACATAAAACACTACCGGGAGAATGGTCTATTTTTGGGGGACATCTTCACGAGGGTGAGGCTCCGATTGATGCTAGTCGTAGAGAATTTTATGAGGAAACAAACATAAAACTTGATGGTAAGTTAAAACTTGCGGGGTTTATTAACAGACATAGGGATGGGACAAAGACCAAAGGACTTATGTATGTATTCTTTTATGATAGTGATGAGAAGTTAATACCTGATTTAAATTCTGCGAAAGACGGGAATGAACATTCGGAATTTAAGTACTTTAACCTTAAAAACTTACCATTCAACAATAAAACGGACCAATTATATAAAATAATTACGAGAATCTTAGAAAAAGATTAACTTTTTTGATTTTACTATATATTTATATTCTCATAAGCCAACAGCCCCTTTCTTAGCTGGTATAGTAAAAACCTCAACAGAGTAAAATTTGTTGAGGTTTTTTTTGTTTATATCAAAAATAGTTTTATCTTTGTCGGGAATTAAAAATTTAGATAAGATGGAAAAAGAATTTATACCTTACGAACAATCATTAACTTTAAAAGAATTAGGATTCGATGAACCTTGTTTTGGGTTTTATGATGACCTTGATAACAATAAACCAATAGGAGGTAATTTTCCTTGTGACGGAAAAAATTCAGCACCAACATTCTCACAATGCTTTAGATTTTTTAGAGAGGAGTATGGTTTGAGAGGATTTATTGGGTTTAGACCGAATGTAAAACAATTTGATTGTCACATTTATGATATGTCTTTGTCAGGTAAAGAATATGTTAAACAAAGAACAATGGAAGAGTTTAACAAAGACCCTAAAGTTGGGACTTATGAAGAAGCAGAACTTGAATGT